AGATTACATAGTATATCTTGATCAGGATAACTGGTTTGAAAATAACCATGTAAAATCTTGTATAGATACTATAGAACAGAATAATCTTGATTGGTGTTATTCACTAAGAAAGATATATGATAAATCTCAACAATATCTATGTAATGATGATTGTGAATCTCTTGGTAAGTATCCAACATATCAAGGATCACACCACATAGACACTAATTGTTACTGTATAAAAACTTCAGTAGCTGTTAGAATATCAGCTGCATGGCATGGTGGTTGGGGACAAGATAGAGTTTTTCTATCAACATTGGCACAAAATTTTACAAAGTTTGATGGTACTGGTGAATACACCGTAGGATATAGACTTGATGGTAATGATGGTTCTGTTACTAAAGAGTTCTTTGAATATGGTAATGAAATAATGAGTGAAAAATATAATGAGGGTTTTCCATGGGTAAAAAAAGTTTAATTATTGGTGCTGCAACTGGTTACAATTATAATCAGTTAAAACCTTGGGTAGAATCTATCAATGAATGTGGTTTTGAAGGTGATAAAGTTCTTGTATTGGGACAAGCATCAGAAGAAACACGAGCAAAGATACTAGAACAAGGCTTCAAAATCGTGGATATGTTGGTGGTAGATGCACCAATTCATGTTGCACGATTCTTAACATTGTATCATTATCTAAAAGATACATGGCAAGATTATGAATATGTAATCACCACCGATGTCAAAGATGTATACTTCCAAACAAATCCTGTTGATTGGTTGCGTGATTGTCCGCCTTCCTGTAAACTAGTTGCTGGTTCAGAATCGATTCGGTACAAAGATGAATCTTGGGGTAATCAAAACCTATTTGAAACCTATGGACCATATGTACATGAGTTGTTTAAGGACAATATCATATACAATGTCGGTACTATAGGTGGTGTCGCTGAAAATGTTAAAGACTTGACGTTTAACATATACACCAACGCTATCAACAGACCTATTCCAATAGTAGATCAAGCTGTATTCAATGTGTTAATACAAACAGAACCATACAAATCTACCACATTCTTTGCTGATCAAAAATACGGCTGGGCATGCCAAGCAGGTACTACTGTTGATCCTAGTAAGATTGAAGGATTTAGACCATTTCTTACAGAAGATGAACCGACATTTGAAGATGGTGTTGTTAAAACATCTTTAGGTGAACCATTCGTTATTGTACATCAATATGATAGAGTACCTGAGTGGAAGAAGTTTGTTGAACAAAAGTACAACCAATACGATGAAACTGAATATTTTACAATAAACACATAAAGGAAATAATATGATATTTAACAGCACAATAGAATCTAGTAATGGTTTGTTAGAAGTAATTAAAACACTTGGGTATAATATAATAGGGTGTGAACTGGGTGTATGTGAAGGCACAAATTTGTGTCAAATACTAGAACATTGTGATAATATTTCTAACATGTATGCAATTGATCCTTATCTAGCATATATGGATTGGTGTGGCGCTATTTCAGAACAACGTATCAATGAATGCAAAGATACTGCAATGAATAACCTTACCAAAATCACACAAGCAAGTAAAGTTACATTTCTGGAAATGATTTCAAATGAAGCAGTTTCTAAAATTGCTGATGATGAATTAGACTTCGTGTTTATTGATGGTGATCATTCATACGAAAGAGCATCTGAAGATATGCTTAATTTTTATCCAAAAGTTAAGTCTGGTGGTATGTTCTCTGGTCATGACTACAGCCTAGTTGGTGTTAATAGAGCATTAGGTGAATTCCTTCAAGCAAACAGCTATGATATGTCTGATCTTAAATTGGTGTCTAATGATGCATGGTATCTTATCAAACGATGAGCGAACTATCATTCTACATACCAGGTTTCTTTGAGGATGCCTCTGTTGAATGTATAAAGAACATCCGGAAGTTTTATCCGGATAGTTCTATTATCATAAGTTCTGATGCTGGTCCTGATTATTACTCTGCCGCAAAAGAGTATGATTGTCAGTTCCAGTATTATACAGAGAATCTTGGATACCCAGAAATACCACATGGATACAAGAAAGATAAAGCACTAAATTGGATGCAACGGTTCTACGTTGCTTGTCTACTAGCAAAAGGTACACATATCATGTGTGCAGAAGATGACGTTGCTATTATTGGTAAGATTATCATACCCGATGATTGTGAAATATTTGCACATAATACACCAACCAACTATGTGCCTGATTTTGTGTTTGACTTGTGTAAACAGGTTTCTGGGATAGAACCACTAACTAGATACTATGGTGCTGGTGGTGGTACAATATATAAGATAGACACATTTGTTAATAATTATTTTCAGATCATAGAAATCTTTGAACAGGTGTTTGATCAGATACAAGAACACTACCCCACATTCGGTTGGTATGATTGTTTCATGACTATAGTTTACTTTCTGTGCGGAAAACCTTATACTGTTAATAATGGTATCTTTGAGATCAAACCACTGAACAAAAACTTTGATCTTAGTATAGTTGACGCTGATAAATATCCAATAGTGCATTTATACAAGAACTACTACCCGAAATAATATTATGAAGAAATATGCGTACTATCATGTATATCTAACCGATGAGACCGGTTGTTGGTATAATGTATTCCTTGATCAAATACACGAAGTCATTAATCATGGATTATACGAGGAACTGGAAAAGATATATGTTGTTTGTATAGGTAAGGCAGAACAAGTCGAACTGTTTAGTGGAATCTGTAATACCTTCGATAAGATTGAAATAATCAAGAAGATCATCACCGACGAGAACAAAGTAGAAAACTTGTCACTGCAACATGTGCAAACAGTAACGTATGACGGAGATTCTGAAGTTTTTGATGAAACAGAAACTATGTATGAACTCCAAGAACATGCTAAACGAGAAGATGCGTATTTCTTATATTTACATTGTAAGGGTATTACTGCTCCTTGGAGAATGAGACAAGAAAAGATTTATCAACCATTCGTCAACTATTATCTGTGGAGAAAGTTCTTAGAATGGGGATGTATCGAGAAATGGGAAACTTGTGTGGAAAAACTACAAGACCACGCATGTGCAGGGGTGAATTTTTGTGAGTGGCCAATGGCACATTATTCTGGTACATTTTGGTGGACTAAATCATCATATATAAGAACACTACCGGATATAAAGACCAATGGTTGGTGGGAAATATTGATGAAATATACACCACTGAACACATGGGATTCCAATCGAAATAAACCAGAAATGTGGATAGGTGTATCATATAACAATAATTTCTATAATATTGTTAGTTGCCCAATTCAACCACCCCAAGGAACACCAATTCAACACAATTGGCCACGATCATCATATGAGAACTTTTTGAAATGAATATATTTATAGTTACATCGTGTATGAAACCATCATTCGGAGTTATTAACTTCGATGATAGATATACACAAACACTAGAGACATTTACCTCTATAAGAATAAAAGATCCTACAGCGTTAATTGTATTCTCTGATAGTTCGGTACACCCATTAACCGATGCCGAACTAGAAACTATCACTTCTAATGTTGATATGTTACTAGATTTCAGCAAAGACGAAGAGTGTATACATTTCAATAAAAATGGGTTGAAAAGTCATGGTGAAAACTATATGTTATTTAATACAATACGCCACCTAAAAACTATATATGACTTTAATACTATGGAAGGAAGAATGTTTAAGATGGCGGCTAGATGCACATTATTAGACAATTTCAATATAAAAGATTATGATGGTACTTGTCATAAGTATGTATTCAAGACCCGGTTGAATTCATGGATGGATGCTGGTATACAAGATGTATATGGGTCGACCCATATATTAGAAACTAGGTTATACTCATGGGACTTTTCGTTAGTTGATGATTATCTAAATGTCATAAAAAAGAACTTTGAAAAGTTTGCCATGGGGTTTGATACCGAACACTCACATCTAATGAACATAGATCCTAATAAACTAGTCGAACATGATATGATTCACTGTAAAATGATCATGGCACTAAATGGCCAACTTATGTTGGATTAGTGACAAATGAATATATATAAATAAGTAATAGTCTCAACCATAGTGTGTTGAAAATCAAAGGAAAATACATGAAATCATTTGCTACATTTTTACGTGAATCTTCGGTAGAAGACGATCAACTAGGTCACCTAACACATACAAAAGATGTCCCACACGAAGATCCTAAACATGCTCATCTAGCTGTTGATCTGTTACATCAATTCCACAAGAAAAGAATGGGACAATCTAGTCCTGTTGGTGCTTCATTGAAGTCTGATGGTGGATCATCAGTACACGTTATACATGATGAACATGGTGTTGGTGTATCCGACAAACATCGTATAGCAAGAGGTGTCGTGGCACGTTCTCCTGAAGAAGTTGATAAACATTTTGGTCATCAACCAGAATATGCAAAAGCACTTAAACATCTATTAAAACATGGTCATGAGTTTGTCAATAAAGGTCATCATGTTCAGGGTGATTTACTGCACACACCTCAAGAACCAGGTCAGCAATCAGGTGAACACACTACAACAACACCTAATAGAATAACATACAAAGCAAAAACAAAAGCACCAATTGGTATAGCCGTACATACTGAAGTTAGTAACGGTGTTGCTCATGGCGTCTCTAAGCACGCATTGAAGCATAGTCCAAATGTTTTTGTACCTGAACATGAATATAAACCAAAACCATCAACATACTCAAAAGAAGATAGAGAAGGTACTGAACACCACATTAATGCTGCAAAAGCCTTATTGAAAGGTCATACAACAGATCATCTTACACCAGAACATATTGATGCTAAAAAAGGTGGCCACTTTAATATATACAACAACAGAACTACAAGACGTGGTGAAACCGCATCTGTTGAGGGATATAAACAACACCTAAAAGATGAAGGTGAAAAGTCAGCATCAAAGGTGAAGACTGATGCATCTAAAGCTAAACATATTGCAAAGTTTAAAGCACTAAGTGATCATGTTGATAAGAATAAACATCACTTCCAACGTTCATTAGATATACGTCATCATTTAGGTCAAGCTACAGAACATGTATTGAAGGGTGTTGAACATCCTGATATGGAAACTAGTATCGATGGTAAGAAGTCACAAGGTGAAGGTATTGTACTACAGAAGAAAGACGAGAAGACTGGCCACATGAGACCAGCGACTAAACTCGTACCTGTTAAAGTATCAAATGCTATACTTAACAACCCTAGATTTGGAAAAGGTTAATGAAGACGTTTTTGGAATCAGTTGCAGAAAAAGAAACTACTCATAACCCAGTGGTGATGTCCTACGGCCGATTCAATCCACCCACAACTGGCCACTTAAAACTTATTGATAAAGTTAGATCAACTGCTGAGAAGTTAAAAGCTCCTCATGTTGTTGTTACTTCACATTCTCAAGATAGCAAGAAGAACCCTTTATCCGCTGCACAAAAAATTCAGCATATAAAGAAGTATTCTCCTGGTGTTAATGTAACATCTTCTGATAAAGAACATCCAACATTCTTACACCAAGCAGCTAAGTTACATAAAGCTGGCATCGACCATTTACATATGGTTGTTGGTTCAGACCGTGTTAAAGAAATGAAAGATAAGTTGCATCAATATAATGGTACACATGAAGGCGCTTTATACAATTTCAAAAAGATAACAGTTCATAGTGCTGGCCAACGTGATCCTGATGCTGAAGGTACAGAAGGAATGTCTGGCACCAAAATGAGAGATCATGCTAAGAATAATGATCTGAACTCATTTAAGAAAGGTGTACCAGAACATGTATCAACACACCAAGCAAAAGCATTGATGACTGATGTTCGTAAAGGTATGGGTATCAATGAATCTGTATCAAGAGGTTCTAGTAAAGCAATATTTGTTGTTGGTGGTCCTGGTTCTGGTAAAGATTTGGTATTACGTCAAGCGATTGCCGAATCTAAAATTGTTGAACATAACTTTACACAAATCTGTTCATTATTAGGCCAAAAACACAATTTGGCTGAACATATTTCTTCAAGAACACCATTGATTATTAATGGTTCAGCTACTGATTTAGATGCTATATCATATATCAAAGAAGAGTTGGAAGAACTAGGTTATGAAACAATGATGGTGTTTGTTGAAACATCTAATGAGTTCAGCCAACAAAGAAACTCTACACTAAAACGAATGGTTGCCGAATCTGTTAGATATGATAAGTGGACCAATTCATTAAAGAACGTTGATGTATTTTATGAAATGTTTGATAACTATATCACATTTAATAACAGTGAAGTTGGTGAACTTATTGAAGAGGGTATAGATGATGTGTACAAACACACAAACATGTTTCTGGAATCTAAAGCTGTTAATGAAACAATATTAGACTTAAATCCCAAGGTTAAAATATTCCCAGCACGAAAATCTAATAAAAATAAAGAAATAAATAATCCATTAGGTATTATGCGTGTTCCTGGTGTTGGTCCTGAATATGATTCTTCTAGTACTGGATCAATATATCCTATGGCCGGTATAGGAAACATACAAGCATCAGAACAAACAGATTTCAGAGCGTTTAGAAGTAGATTTATTGAAAATATTAATGATAATGAAGGTGATATGAGTCCTTTTGGTGATTCAGCTGAAAACTCATTGGTGACACCACTAAATAAATTCGGTACCTCAGGCATTTCAATCAAAAACAGAAAGAAGAAAGGATAACACAATGTTCGCAAAAGATAAAGTTTCACAGTCAATGATTGATGCCGTAAATGGTGTTATTTCTTTAGATGAAAAAGTTACCAAGAAAAGATCAACAGATACATTAGCTGGTAGAGTTGCTATTCCATCAACCGCCGGTGATAATGAACATACATCATATAAAGTTGCTTTACCTGCTGGTGGATCAAAATCGGTTGAAGAAGAAGTTGAATTGGATGAAGTGTTGGATACTAAAAAATCTGTCAGTTCATACCTAGACAAAAGTGTTATTAAGAGAAAGGCCTTAGCAGCTACCGGTAAGTTAGGTGATGATAGTAATAGAAAAATCAATAAAAGTTTTGCTGGAACACATAAAGTGTTGAACCGTGAAGACTTAGATGAATCATATGATGATGAAGATCCAGATGTTGCTCGTGCTGATCGTGAACTAAAACGAATGGGTGCAAAACCAATTCGTGCAAATAGAAAAACTGATCCTGAAAAAGAGATGTCTAGACTATCAAAGAAAGCACCTAAAGAAGGTGGTGATGATCTAGATCAAGACCATGAACACAAAGAATCATATGTTCATGAAGCAAAAAAAGTTGTTGATCGTGTAACAGGTAAAGAATATGATCCTGATGTTGAAATGCACAAATTTCTCCATAATCCAAAAACTGTTGCGGCTTTAAAACGAATGAAAGATGAAAAAGGTCATGGATGGCCAAAATCTTCATTCCACGCTAAAGAGGAATTTGAATTAACTGAAATGATCAACATCAAAAGCACTTCAATGGGTGATGTTGTTAAAGACTTCCAAACATCAGATGCTCCACAGTTTGCTGGTAAATCACAAGCAAAACGTAGACAAATGGCTGTTGCTGCTAAGATGGCTGCTGAAGAATATTTCATTGAATCGTCACTTGAAGACCGTGTAGATGAAATTAAGAAATCAGCAAAAGCACACTTCAAGAAAATCAAAACTAACGAAGAAGTTGAATTGGATGAAGGCGAACGTTCTGATCGCAAGAAATCTACATTATCGGTTCTTGATAGAATTTATAAGAAAGCTTCAGAGAATTCAAAGCTTCAGAAAAATAGAAATATCCAAAAGTCTAAAAGTAAAGAGTCTGGAGAATAACATGTCAAAAACATTTAAATCTTTGATGGAATGGAGTAATGTGATGCATCCAGCATTACAGAAATTTCTAAAATCTAAAGGATTAGATCCAAGATATGTTTCTCGTAACCAGATGATCTCACACTCTAAAACTGGTGATTTCAGCAAATGGAAAAAATATCATTATGATAAAGCTAGAATGACTCATGGAATGGAGTCTGTAGAAGTTGAGGAATTGGATATACTTGAAGAGATTGCTGTAGTGGTTGAATCCAACACCAGAAAACAACAAATGTCTAGATCAGCTAGAATGATTAAGTCATTGTACAAACACCATGGGGTCTCTGAGGATAAAGACATAACAACTTATGGTACACAACCTAAATTGATAACCACCAGTAAAAAAAGTAGCCTTGGTGAAAAGAAACCAAAGGCCGGTGCAATCTTATCGGGCGGCACTACATTAACTGGTGAAAAAAGGGATGATGTGGAGTTTGATCCTAAAGTACAAATGACCAATGGTATAATGAATACCATACAAACCAAGAAATCAAAATAACTAAATAGTTGTATAATTAAAAATTTAACAGGAGTATAAAAATGTCCTCATGGGGTAATTACGAAAACGCAGCCAATGTACCATTATGGGCAGCTTCAACAGTTAATCTAGAACCAACATTAGCTAACACAACATCTTTACTTAATAATACAACAGCGAACACTTTCATCACTGGTCAAACAATCGGCATTTTTGGTGTTGATGTTAATGAATCATCAACTAATCACGCCACACAGCCTGGTTGGGTTAAAAGAACAGTTGGTTCTGGTGGCCGCGCTGGACGTGTAACACAAGAAGTATTGGTTGCTCTTTCTAATGTATTATCGGATTCTGAAGATGTTACATATAAAGATACATTAATCACCATTACAACACAACCAGTTAATGGTTCTGCTGTACATGGTAATGGAAATACAATCACATATTCTGTAGTTGCTTCTGGAACTGGTTCTGCTCCATTAAATTACTACTGGCAGTTCAACAACGGTTCAACTTGGGCAAATACTGCAACTTCAGCAACATTGTTCCCAGTTGGTAGTGCCACAGCAACATTAACAGCAAATGCTGCAACAACAGCTTCTGACACTTATAAAGTACGTGTAGTTGTTAATGCTAATGGAACTGGCGCGGCCGCAGTAACTTCTGCTAACGCTACTATTGCTATTTCTTAAAGACTAAGTCATCAGTTAATATATTATGTTTTCAACTTTGACTGATGACAATTTTCTT